TATCGTCCTCTGCATCCAGCAAAAGTATCAGATACCCATTGTCATCCGCATGGATTAGCTTCAATGGGTAGGCTTCAGATGGGATAAATCCCTCGGTAGTTATGTCTGCCATTATTCCCTCCTTCTAGATATTGTAGTTGATGGGTATCACGTTGTCAATAAGGTACATACTGTATAGGTTGCAATCTAGTGCAGTGGTCAATCAGTGGCTATGTCACCTCCAATCCTGGGTCGGTAGTCCTTAGCTGTATAATCTCGTAACCTCGGCGCACTCGGGATCTCGGGCGCCCGAACCCGAGGCCCGGAGGGACCCGGAACCCGAAGGACCCGGGCCGGAGCCCGGGTCCCGATGGTGGGGTTAGCTACCTGCCATCACGCACCTCCTTTCGCCTTGGCGATGGCTTGTTCTGCGATGAGTTGACTATCGTCATAGCAGTTGCAATCATCACCTGGCACACACTCGGCAAATGTCTTTGCGATAGCCTCCAATGCCTCTAGCAGGTCAGGGGCAGAGGCTAATAACCGTGCGTTGGCCTCGTTCTCGGCATCGTCCACCACCTCGCCAAACCGGGGCCACTCCACTACCGTCCCTGACTCAGGTGCGTGGCTATCGCAGAGCAACGCCACTGGCTCTCCAGGTGGGCCGATCCGCTCATGGTCAATAGTCCACGGTCCCGGTGTATGTCCTGGGGTGGCTACACTGACGCGCGGATGCCAACTTCCGCCGTCCCACACATAGTCGGTGGCCTCTGCATCGGTGCAGCCGGTCCGCTCCTGGTATGTGGCGCAAGCTGTTACGAAGGCCGCGAGGTCGTCGGCGGTTGCCTCGGAGCCCAGGTATTCCTCAGTCATGTCCCGATACGTTGCGTCTTCCATTACTTGCCCTCCTTCTCGCCCTCACCAGCGGGCTTGCATAATCTTTCAGCGTTGGTTTGATGATGTGCCAGTTGACTCGCAGTCATGAAGAACTTTTTGCACATCGGACATCGGTTACTAGCCATTATTCCCTCCCTATCAATTCTCGTATTAGGTCCGCTGCCCAGGGTAAATCCCCAGGGCGGACGCCCAACTTCTCAGCCAAGTAGCTGTCTGCCAAGTACCCGTCCGGCTGGAATAGGGACGCCCTGCCAGTTAGTCCATACGCGACCAGCCATCCATCGGATACTACCCCCATGCCATTCATCGGCCTTTCATGGGAGAACGGCACGGCGATGGCCGTGTATCTCGTTCCATTTCCGGGCGAATACTCCCCGATGCGGGTGCTACCCTGGATCGTGACCTGTATGTCTGCCATGTTATGCCTCCTCGATTGCTTAATATTGTCCCCGTAGTGGCCCCTGGCGAGGCCGTAGCACGATGCTGGGGGCCGGGGCTGTATCAAACCATTACCCCGGCCCTGGACCATGCCTCATTTATCGTCCATCGTCTCCACTAGGCCGAATGGTGCAAACCCGGTTTCGCCGTCATCCCATATAACCCAGACGGCACTCTCGTCCAGTGTCGTTACGGTCTGGATTTCCGCAACCCCACTGCCGTCCTTGACTAGGTACGGTTCTGAAATGCCGACTGTACCCAACATACCATCGGGCCTATATCGTACCCGCGCCCCCTCGTCATCGTCAGTAAACTTCGCCTTATCCATCATTCCCTCCTTACCGATTGATTATCGCCCACGTTTTGGCCTCTAGCGTTGCCGTAGCACGATGTTAGGGGGCGGAGGTGAGGGTAAGTACACCTCCGCCCCGAACCATGCCGTTAGTTATCGTCCATCGTCACCTCCGATGCTCGTACAATGATTGTCACTTCTTCATCCGGGCTGAGATGGCGGTCCCTAACGCTGCCAGCCCACGCCCGGTTAGCTGCTACTCTAGGGCTACTGGCTATCTGTTGGATGTAGCCAGAATCCTGCCGATGCTTTTCCAGGTATTCACCCAGGCTGCCATATCCCATTCGTATAGCATCGCGCTCGGTTACAAATGCGGACGCTTCCCACTTTAAGTGCCTCAATATTCTGACCTCGTAGAATTTCCTCATCTTGCTCACCTCCGATATGATATTTGGTTATCGCCTACGCCTGTATAAGCTGGGAGCGGTGCGTTGCCGGGGCTTTGCATCCTGTATGTTCCCTCCGATTGATTTATTCAGCACCTCCGGCGCTGGCCCGCACCTGGGAGCCATCTCCCAGGCATCGGTCAGGGTTGGAGCTACCGTTGTCCTTGGGCCTTGATACGGCGCTCGATCAGTTCCATCATGGTCTGGGTGATTGCCGTCTTGGTTGCTAGGCTAGTACCCTCCGGCCAGTCAGGATGGTACTCTTCACCACCGAGGGCGATGTATATCGTCTGAGCCTCATCAGTGGAGATGATTCCTTGAGCGTGGGCGCTTGCTTGCATATTCTGAAACTGGACAAACTCATACATGCTGAGTTTCATATCTTCATGTAGGCTTTCCACCGGGCGCCCGTTCAAACCAACGCCGTTGAGTTTCTCAATCCTAGTTTCGTATCGTCCGATGAGATCCGCTATCCTGTTAGCCATCATTCACCTCTTTCTCCGATCTATATTTGGCTATCGCCTACTCTAAGAGTTTCGGCCGGGGAGCCACACCCCGGCCATCATCAGGGCGAAGGTTATAGTAAGCCCACTTCTATATCGTAGTCCTGATGCCCGGAGTCGGGCACGTTAGCAGCGTTGATCTGCTCGACATACTCCATCTCTTCCACGCATCCTATGCATAGCACTGTGCCGTCTATAATCCGGTAATCAGATATTCTTTCTAAGGGCTCATCAGCCCAGTCACAATTCACGTTGTCGCAGAATTTCATACTGTACCTCTTTCTTTCTTGCGGTAATCCTTAGCTGTATAGTTTGGGGCGGTCATCCTTAGCTGTATATCGGGTGAATCTCGGCGCCCTCGGCCTGGCGCCCGAGTCCTGGCAATCCTTTCCAGCCGGGCCCGAGCTGGGCCCGAGCTGGGCCCGAGCTGGGGCGCCGGCTGATATGTTGTTTTGGTTTAGGCCATAGGCGACCCTTGGAAGATACGGTCGGCCATCCGGTCTTCCTTCGTCCTATATTCTGTCTTAAAGGCGTCGACCACAAAGCCGGAGGTATCTTTCCGGGCTTTGCCTTTGGCATACAATGCGACCACTACGCCGGCCGGGTCCATAAATCGGACGTCGGAGTCGTCGCCGTTGACTACTGGCCAAATGCTACCATCTACGGCCGTATAAGACGTCGGTGCCGGTTGGCCTTTTTTGGTGTTGAAGACCACGGCGACACGTCGGCCATTGTGTAGGTTGTGCAATACTTCGGCGTCGTTATTTTCTTTCCGGGAGAAGGTCAAATCGTAATTGCTAGGAAGCGCCGACGTTGGGCGCTTCTCATAGGGCCATGCGGTGTAGTCGTAGAAAACCACGTTTGGAAATAGGGCCATTATGGAAGTACCTCCGACGGCGCCGAGTCTAGGATCCGGCGTGATACCATGGACCCTCACTGGCGTAGACTCCCATTTGATATCGCTTGTGCCGTTTAAGCGTACGGCCGGAATCATGCCGAGTTTGTGCGCCTTGCGCTCAAACCTGGCAATTTCAAATATAAGCTTCGTCCAATATGTCGAGCGGTCTTTCATGAATAGCAGAGTCCGATTAATCCTTGCCTGCTTTACCTTTGGATCAAACCCACCACGGCCGGCCGTGAAGAGACAAGCTTCTTCACAACCTGGGGATCGGAATGGACACAAGTCCGCTATTCCGGATTCCTTGGCCGGCGCCTGATATTGTACGGCCGTGAGTATTCCTTCCTTCCTTCCTTTGGTAGTCTTTGGGTCGCTGTCGACTGATAGCAATTCCATGCGTCACCCCTAAAATCAGAATACCTAATTGTACCATGAATGCTATGACAAAGTAAACCCATGAGTACAATCCGACCACGGCCGAGACGGACTTGGTCAATACGGCCGGGTTGCTAAGAGTCTGAGTCGGTGCGAGTCCGTAGGAGGGAGGGAGGAGGCCTGAGGGAAGGTGTTAGCTAGAGTTTGCATTCTAGAAAAATGACGGGACCCGGCGCCTAGGGACGCCGACTCCGCCGACTCCCACCGCCCCGCCAGCGACACCGACGACGAAGGAGGAGAGTGGCGGTGGGCGCCAGAGGCCGAAGGACTATGGCTCGGTATACAACTCCTGGAAGCGAAGCTGACAACCTTCAATCTCTTTGGGGGGTCCTGGTGGTCCCGGTGGTGTCCTGGGGTCTTGTGAGGGGGGATGGGTACGGCTTGGGTGGTGTTGGGTGTGTCGAAAGATACCCCTGACAGACTTTTTCCCCTAAAAGCGCCTTGCTGGCTGCTGCTGAGATTGACACGGATCTCGTTTTAGCTATAGTATGCCTAGGAAACTCATGTTATGCGGATGATATACTGATGTTATGCGCGATTGATTGTCGAAAAGGGGCCTTTCTAGGCGTGGTATAACATGATATACCATGATATATAACATGTTATATAACATCACACACAGGTCTATAACCTGTGTGATGTTATATACCATGATATATGGTGATATGAGGTTTGAGGGATTAGGAGAATAGTGTTATGGATGTTTCCAAGAAACCCGTCAGGGAACAGCCGTTGTTGCGGAACCGCACGAATGCTGAGCGGACGCAGGACAAGGAGAAGCGCAAGGCGTTGTTCCTGGCTGCGTATGAGGAGTGGGGTAATGTGCGTGGTGCGGTGAAGGCGGTTCAGGTGGGGCGCCCCACATATGAGAGGTGGGTGAGGGAGGACCCTGAGTTCATGAGGGCGGTGGAGAAGGCGAAGCAGGCTTTTGGGGAGTATTTGGAGGAGCTGGCGTTGGAGAGGGTGAGGAACCCTGACAAGAACCGTGGGAGTGATGTGTTGTTGTTGGCGTTGTTGAATGCTAATCTGCCGGCCAAGTTCAGGCCCCAGGTGGCTTTGAGTGAGGACTCGGCGAAGGATCTGATTATTGAGTGGAGGCAGGCTGCCAAGGCTGTGAGGAAGGAGGAGGAGCGGGGGGATGGTAGCAGTCCGTTGCCGGTGAGTGTGGAGCAGACGTTATCGGAGTTGCTTGAGAGGCGTAAGGGCAGGCCGGAGCAAGAGGACGAGGATAGTGTCGAAGGTTAAGAGTATATCGAAGAGGAAGAAGATGAGGAAGAAGGCCCGCCATCAGGATAAGGTAGGGAAGAGAAGATGACGACGGCTGTACGGAACCCGTTGCTGAGGACATATCTGTTTGACAAGGTGGGGTTCTACCCTACTCCTGAGCAGAGTATTATTTTGGATTCGGGGTATAGGTTCAACCTTGTGGCGGGTGGTGAGCAGGCGGGGAAGAGTCTTGTGGCGTCCAAGTATCTGCTGTCGAGGTTTGCGGACACGGACGAGCGGGGGTTGTACTGGCTGGTGGCTGCGGACTATGAGAGGACGAGGGCTGAGTTTGAGTATCTGCTTCAGGACTTCAGTTCTCTGGGGATTCTGAAGGAGGCATCCAAGCGGGTGGACCCGGGATATCTGCTTCTTGCGGACGGGACGAGGATAGAGACTAAGAGCGCCAAGGACCCCAGGACACTGGCCATGAGGGCGCCGCATGGGATATTGGGGTGTGAGGCCAGCCAGCTTGACCTTGATACGTTCTTCCGTTTGATGGGGAGGTGTGCGCCAAGGAGGGGGTGGATGTTCCTCTCGGGGACGTTTGAGGGGAGTTTGGGGTGGTATCCGCAGATGTTCACGGCATGGGCCTCGGGTGCGGAGCCTGATTCCAGGGC